TACTCTCGATCCGCTGTTCAATCGCGCCAGTCAACCCGACAATCTTCTGGAACGGGTCCTCAATCTTTTTGCCGCCAACAAAAACATCGTTGGTAGAGGCTATGGCGGTTTGAGTTTTAAGTATTTGCTCGCGGAGTTTGATCGATTGCCCAATAGTTGCGTTAAAAACACCGCTAAAGGCGCCTTGCACCACGCCAGTAATCTGTTGAATGCCGTAAAGGGCAAATCCAACCTTTGCGAGGCCGTTAGTAAGCTTTACTACTCCGCCATAAGCAGTATCAAAGCTGCCTTTAAGGATATTTCCAGCCTTCGCCCCTTCTTTAAGATCTCTTGATATGCTGCCTAGTTTTTTGGTTGTATTGACAAGATCTTCGGCTGATTTTACTCTGTCGGCAAATAGTGGTGTTTTTCTTATTATTGAATATGTTGTTTTAACGGTATCGCCAATAGTTTCAATATCACGCTTCAGGGCGCGGATATTGTTAGAGGCGTTGTTAATTGAAAAGTCAAACTCGCGCTTCTTGCCAACTACGCTGTCTGCGGTATTTCCAAGATTCTTTATTGACTGCTGCGCTCGGCCAGTCTCAGCGGAGATAAATAGTGTAAGGTCTCCGAGAGATGCCACGATACTCCTATCCGTTTTCTTATTTTAACTGGGCTTTCTAAATGCTACGACCTTGCTCAGTGCCGCTATAACGTGGATCGGCAGCTTTCCATCTCGCGTTAATTTACTAATCGTCGCTGCTGTTTCGGTCTGTTGCTGTGAGGCCGTTTCGTTAAGGGTGTACGGAAGAATGTCGTCAATACTTAGCTTGCTGGGATTTTTGTTGCCAGCCAGTCCTTGAGCTACTTGTACGACAATTAATGCAAGCTTTGCCGTCGATATTGACTCAATATTTGCCTTGCGCTTCTCTTCCTCGAACGCAAACTCCAGGACTGTGTAAATCTCTTTTATCGGGGTGCGGAGAAAGGTCTGACGGTCATACTCGTGGGCTAGAGCACCGCTCCTGACTTGGAGGTAAAGCTTGGTTATGTCTATAGGCTTTTGAGCGAGGTAGTCCCGATGCTTCTCGTAGAGCTGCTCGGGATCTTCCTCACTCTCCTTTAGTTTCCCTCAGAGCCTTCGGATGGCCATCCGTTTCGCTCCCAGTTGATGAACTCGAAGATGTCATTTAGTAGCTTGCTCGGCACTAGGAGTGTGTCTTCTCGTTCCCAATCTCTGGTTTCAGTCCATTGATCACCGTCCTGTGCCTCACCCCGATAGCGAAGGAACAGGGTCACCATCTCGATTTGCTGCTCGGCAACCGTTGCGGATTCTTTCTGCAATTCGGCAAGCTCTTCCGCATGCTCATACAGAATATCGTTGTCAGTGTCGGTGGTGCTCAGCAACTCCAGAGCATCTTTGACGCCAATCTTGCGCTTCTTGGCGACTACCTTTGCGATCTTTAGTAGCGCATATGTATTCTGTGCCTGCTTCCGGGCAATCGCTTCAACACCCTCAGCTTCACCCGCGACTAGGTCCTTGTAGATCGGGAACCGGAAAGGCGGGATTTCGTGATATTCCTTTTCTTTGAAGAATAGCTTTGAATAACGGCCCATTAGTCTATGTAAAAAGATGTGTCTGAAGCCACCAGTTCGGTTTGACTATCAACCGCCTCCGGTGGGATAACCACGGTCAATTTAACATCATTTTCTGCGATTAGCACCGACGGTGAACGCGAAAGGGGAGCGATAAACACCGCCCCCACTTCGAGTATTTCTCCAGTCACTGTGCAGTTGATGAAGTATGACCGCTTGTCCTCTGAGACCAGCAAGTCAAATTTCATCAGTACACCGACAGCTTGGAGGTGCCGTTGTCAAAAATACCGGACCAAATTTCGCCTCGGGACTGGAATGTCCAGGAATATTCGATCAGGCCGTCGGATGGTGCAGCCTCAGACACTCCAGTCACGCATGCTTGGAACGCGCGCATGTGGTATTTATGTTTGGCGGTAGAGTCCGCACCAAGGTAGGTAAACGCCTCTACCCAGACTTCAACGTCAGGATTAGACTCTGCCGCAAGGACGAGGGCCAGAGAACCATCGATGTCGGCATTTGGTGCGCCGGCGGTCAAGCTGTTAATAAAGAAGGCGGAGCACGCCAGCTCACCAGCTTGTGTCACACCCACGGAATCTCTCCAGCCATCATCACCCAGAAGGAAGAACTCCTGAGAGGCCGGGCTGGGAGTGAATTCAGCGCGGGTTGCGCCTGTCAGAAACTTGTAGGTAAGTCCGGTGGGCGGCGTAATTACGCCAGCGGCCACAGTACATGCTTTGCGGGTGCTGCCGGGGTCGGCGAGGCGCACAATACGGTCCCGCCCCTTGGCAAATGCACCACCAGGAAGATTAGCCATTAGCCTCTCTCAGGTTGAATTGAGTAATCGGGGATAAATACTTTCAGGGTTTCGAACGAAATGTCTGTTTGGGAGACATACACGGGATCCTGAATATCAGGGAACCACTGAAAGAGAAGCTCGCGCACCTCGGCTAGTGTTTGAGCCGTGTCGTAGCTAGTGACGTAGATCGGCCAACGGACGTCTAGAACAACCTGCTGCGACAAGGTGGGCTTGTTCACCATTTCGGGGACTTCGTCGATGACACACTCGATGCCGGTGACTGTCCAGTCTTTGGGAACCTGCTGCTGACCCCGTACCCATAGGGCGGGGGACGTAGATCCATCTGGAAGTTTATAGTCTCCTAATTTGGATCCGATAGCCGAGTTAATTAGGCTGCGTATTTGTTGTACACTAGCCATTTAACTCTCTTCTAAGTATAGTCTCAAAGTATTTCTTAGGGTCTACGTTCTCCAGTGCTGTACGGGTCCAGGGGCGGGCGGGCCATTCCCCTCCACCCTTGAGCTTTGTGCCCTCATGTACCTGAGTGGCATATTCAACGGGCCAGCTGATCTGGTATCTGTTTTGTCCTGCTGGACTGACCGTCTGGCTAGCGCGCAGTCGGCCTGTATCGACAATGTCCCGAAGACTGCCGTCGTTCCACTTCCACTTCTCAGATGAGATTTCGTTTGTGTATTCCGCAGACAGGCGGTTAACGAGCTTTTGTGTCGCAGAAGCTATGGCACGCTCGAGAGCTGCTGTATCAATCTTTTGCTTCGCCATGATCAATCCCCCTTGCCCGTCTGCTTGAACTCACCAATAAAGCCTTGATGGAGCGTGCTACGGGCAAACAGCAACTCCTGCGAGCCAATGTTTGTGACCCGTAAGGTCCCTGTGATGCCATTTACCGTGCATTTAGCAGTCATTCCCACCTGGACCTTAGAGCTAAAAGTCGAGGGGGTGAGTAACCTGCCTCTGCAGGGAACCTTATTCTCGTCGATACCGGGCTTGAAGTCCTGGCCGTTGGGCTGCAGCTGGATGTTGGCCACGTAGGTCTGTGCCGTGGTGACGGGGACCCGGTTGCCTGTCTTTGAGTCCGTTGCAAATGAGCTATAGACGTCGAAGACCAGCGTTGCGTTGTCAAAGGGCGCGTAGGCTCCCATCAGAACGCAAAACCAACGTTGACGAGGGTGCGTTGAAGGGCGTTAAAGGTGGCTCCATACGCTGTTCCTACAAAGCCCATGTCAGATGGACCCGCTTGAACTGCGCCGATCTGTTGACCAATTGCTTGAGTCCGGGAGGCCAGCAGGTGAGCAGAGAGATAGTTCACTCCGTCATCGTGCTGAGTCTTCCACACCTCGATTGCACAGAATCGATTTGCCTCGGCAATGGCCCCCTCCACCACGGCAAGTTCCAAGTTCGAGAACTCTGGAAACCTGCTTAGGAATGTGGTGGAGGTGACGGCCATCAGCCCTCTCCTTCAGTAATCGCCTTCACTCGCTTGGCAATAGCGTTCTTGATGCGGATGCGGTTTTCGGCATAGTCCCACTCCTTGAGCAGGTCTAGGTCGAAGGTGGCGTCGATGGCATCAAGTGCCGCTTTCACAGGCATGGTGGAGAGACCACCGGTCGCCTTGACCGGGGCCTCCACCACTTCCACATCTTCCTGCACCGCCAGTGCACCGATGGTAAGCAGATCCTTGACAATGGGCATCTCTTTGATTTTGTCCCACTGAGTGGAGTCAAAATCTCGATTTACACCCGATTTCAGTTGGATGTACTCAGTGCCACCGGCTCGGCCACCGATCACAGAGAAGCCAAGAGTGACCTCTTTGTCCCGGGGTGGGTTTTCTAGCGTGGGCTTATAGGTGATGATCATGTTCTGAAAAGAGAGGTTTTATCAGGCTTTTTCGACGTACAGGGCGCTCTTGGGGTAGTACAAAGCGACGCCGCCGATACGAGCGTGAGCAGCCACGGTGAACTCAAGGTTCTGCCGGATTGGGGGCAGGAACTCCAGTGTGCGGGGCACATGCAGTTGCAGCTTTTCAGGGCTGCGGTCGTAGCAGATGATGCGGTCCTTAGACAGCTTGCTGCCAGACTTGGAAGCCTCCAGCTCGTTGATCGGCT